CCGTCTTTGCTGAATGGCTGCGCTGGTCCCTCACCCTGGGCGCCATCCGCTACCCCGCCGGCGCCGCGCTGCCCGCCGAAAAGATTGACAAGTTTTCAGACCACACCTGGCTGGGCCGCCGCTGGGGCTGGGTCGACCCGCTCAAAGACATCCAGGCCGCCCGCCTGGCCATCAAGACCGGCATCGCCAGCCCGCAGATGATCGCCGCGCAAAACGGCGTCGACATCGCCGACGTGCTGCAGGCCATCGCCGATTTTGAAACCCAGGTTGCCGCCGCCGGCGTCACCCTGGTGGACTTCAGCGACAACCAGCAGACCACCGTCAACGCCACCGACGCGCCCGACAACGCCGCCGCTGACAAACCCGCATGACCGGAACTTTTTTGCCTTAACTGCCCGCAACAGCAAGCCCATCATCCCACCCCATGACGCAGCCCACCGCCCGCACCATCAAGACCGGCACCCTGCACCGCAGCGCGGTGCTGGAGCGCGCAGCCATCAGCATGGACGCGCGCACCGTGCCCCTGGCCTTCAGCAGCGAGGCCCCGGTGGCCCGCTGGTTTGGCAACGAGGTGCTGGACCACTCCCCCAGCTCCATCATGCTGGATCGGCTCAAGAACGCCGGCCCCCTGCTGATGGATCACGACCCGTGCGAGCAGATCGGCGTGGTGGAAGACGTGGCCATCGGCACTGACCGCATCGGCCGCGCCATCGTGCGATTCGGCAAAAGCGAAGATGCCGAGGCCGCCTTTCAGGACGTGATCGACGGCATCCGCCAGCACATCAGCGTCGGCTACCGCGTCCACAAAATGGTGCTTGAGTCCACCGATGGCGACACCGAAACCTACCGCGCCACGCAATGGGAGCCGCTGGAGATCTCGCTCGTGGCCATCCCGGCCGACACCAGCGTCGGCATCGGCCGCGCCGCGCCCACCGACCAACCCTTTGAAACCGTTATCGAGGGCGGCACGCGCGCCCTGTTCGCCCCCGTATCAACCCCCGCCCCGGAGACCACCACCATGACCGCACCCGACATCACCGTCATCGACAACGCCCGCGCCGATGCCATCACGCAAGAACGCGCCCGCACCACCGAGATCATCGCGCTGGGCCAGGCCCATGCTGCCCGTGGCGGCGACAAGCTGGCCGCGCAGTTCCTGCGCGAAGGCAAGAGCGTCGACGAATTCCGCAGCGCCCTGCTGGCCGCCGTGGCCGCCGCGCCGGCCACCGACACCATCAACCTCAACGAGCGCGAAGCCAAATCCTACAGCTACGTGCGCGCCATCTCCGCCGCCCTGGCCCGCGCCGAAGGCCAGCCCGTCAGCGGCTTCGAGGCCGAAGTTAGCCAGGACATCGAGCGCAACATCCCCGCCAACTACAAGCGCAACGGCGGCATCTTCGTGCCCCTGCAAGTGCGCTCGGCCATCAGCGAAGCCCTCTACAACACCAGCGGCAAGGGCGCCAGCACCGTGTTCACGCAGCCCGGCGAATTCATCGACATGCTGCGCAACGCCTCCATCGCCGTCGGCCTGGGCGCCCGCGTCATGTCCGGCCTCACCGGCCCGGTCAGCTTCCCGTCGCAAACCGGCGGCGTCTCGGTCTCGTGGGTTGCTGAAAACAGCGGCACCAACGTCACCGCCACCAACGCCACCCTCTCCAGCGTCGGCCTCACGCCCAAGACGCTGCAAGGCACCACGGCCTTCAGCCGCCAGCTGATGGCGCAGTCCAGCATGGACGTCGAGGCCTTCATCCGCGGCGACCTGGCCGCGGCCCACGCCCTGGCCTGGGACTTGGCCGTCATGCACGGCGCCGGCTCCGGCAACGAGCCCACCGGCATCTACGCCGCGGGCAGCGTCAACGCCGTCGCCATGGGCGGCGTGCCCACCTTCGGCAAGCTGATCGACATGATCACCGAAGTGCTCAAAGACAACGCCCTGGCCGGCAGCCTGGCCTTCGCCACCACCCCCGGCATGGCCGGCAAGCTGGCGCAGACCGTCATCGCGGCCAGCACCGACACCAACATGATCTGGTCCGGTAAGCTCGACAACGGCATGCTCGGCGGCTACACCGCCCGCGCCTCCAACCAGGTCAGCGCCACCCTGGGCGGCGGCTCCGAGCACGGCCTCATCTTCGGCAACTGGTCCGACGCCCTCATCGGCATGTGGGGCGCCCTGGAGCTGGTGGTCGACCCGTACTCGCTGAAGAAGCAAGGCATGATCGAAGTCACCAGCTTCCAGCTCTGCGACGTCGCCCTGCGCCACCCGCAGTCCTTCTGCAAAGCCACCGGCGCCACCATCGCTTAAAGGCAAAGGGCGCGCCATGCTGGTCCAGTTCCTTCGCGGCACCGCCCTCGGCGGCATCGGCAACGATGCCGTGCCCGGCGACGTGATCGACCTGCCCGACCCGCAAGCCCGCGCCTACCTGCTGGCCGGCCGCGTCATCCAGGTGCCCGCCACGGCGCCCAGCGCGCCGGCCGCCGCAGAGCCCAGCAAACCCACCAAACCCAAAAAGGCCAAGTGATGGACACCATCGGCGACAGCACCCTCACCACCCTGCAAACCCCCGCCGCCGTCAGCGCCACGGGCAACACCGCAGGCATCGACGCCCGCAGCCTCTGCGGCAAGGGCGCCATCATCATGACGGCGCGCAACACCGCCGGCACCAACCCCACCTTGGCCGTCAAGCTGCAAGGCACGGCCGACGCCGATGTGGTCACCAGCGTCACCCCCGGCTCCAACACCGGCACCGGCACCTGCACGCAGGTCTACGGCGGCCCCGATGCCGTGGCCGAGACCATCACCGTCACCCTCACCAACGCCACCACCGCCACCGTGGTGGGCGGCACCTCGGGCAGCCTGGCCAACGCCACGGTGGGCACGCTGTACCAGAGCGCGCAGGTCGAGTTCCTGCTCACCGCCGGCGGCACCGCCTTCGCCAACAACGACACCTTCGCCATCATCACCACCGAGCGCACCTATGCCGACGTGGACGGCGGCGCCTTCACCGGCCTCACCACCGCGGCCAGCATCCAGAAAAAGGCCATCGACTTCGACAAGTCCCCGCGCTACCTGCGCATCAACTACACGCTGGGCGGCACCGTCAGCCCGGCCTACACCGTGGCCATCGCCGCGCAAAGCCTCACCAACTAAGAAAAGCACCCGAGCCGACAAACCCGCCATGTTCGCCGAAGACCTCACCCCCTTCTTCACCACGGACGATTTCGCCGTCACCGCCAGCGCCACCAACGCGCTCGGCGTCCCGGTCACGTTCACGGTGCAGATGGACCGCGGCGCCCAGCAAGTCCTGGGCGGCCTGGTCGGCGACACCGGCCCCGTCGCCCTGTGCCGCAGCGCCGACGTGGCCGGCGTGGCCTGGGCCGATGGCATCACGGTGGACGGCACCGCCTACACCGTGGCCACCATCGCCCCCGACGGCACCGGCGTCACCACCCTCAGCCTGCGCGAGGCGTAAGCACCATGGCCGCCCACGTCCAGCAGCAGATCCTCACCGCCCTGGCCGCCGCCCTCGTGGCCGCCAGTACGGCCGCTGGCGCCAGCGTCTACGTGGACCACCCCGACGAGCTGACGGCCAGCATGCTGCCCGCCATCGTGCTGGTCGCCGGCCCCGAGCAGATCGACGCCATGGGCATGGGCTTCCCCTTTGCGCAAGACCGCCGCCTGGCGGTTGACATCATCAGCGTGTGCGCCGGCGCCGGCGCCGCCGCCGCCAGCCGCGCGCTGGCCGGGCAGGTCGAGGCCGCCATCTATGCCAGCGAAACCACCGCCCGCCTGGGCGGGCTGGCCAAATCGCCGCTGCTGCTGCAAAGCGCCGACCCCACCATCACCGGCCAGGCCAGCCAGCTCATCGCCGAAGTCCGCCAGGGCTGGCAAGTGCTTTACCAGACCGCCAGCGGCGCCCCCACCGTCGCCACCTGATCCACCCAGCAACCCCACCACGCATCCACTGAAAGGCCCACCACCATGGCTTACTACTACCCCGAAGGCTCCAAGGTCTACTACAGCACCACGTTCGCCGGCGCCAAGACCGTCAGCGCCGTCACCAACGCCAACCCGGCCGTGGCCACGTCCACCTCGCACGGTTATGTCGACCTCGATCCGGTGCTGTTCAATTCCGGCTGGGAAGACGCCAACAACACCATCTGGGAAGTCGACCAGCAAACGGCCGACACCTTCCAGCTCAAGGGCCTGGACAGCAGCTCCACCACCTACTACCCCGCAGGCACGGGCACCGGCACCACGCAGCTGGTCAGCGCCTGGACCGAAGTGCCGCAGATCCTCGACATCTCCAGCACCGGCGGCGGCCCCAAGTACGGCACCGTCTCGCCCCTGGGCCGGCGCAACGACATCAAGACGCCCATTGGCTTCGAGGCCATGAGCATCGACATCGGCCTGGGCTATGACGCCACGAACGCCACCTGGCAGGCCATGCTGGGCATCACCCGCACCTTCACCAAGGTCGCCATCAAGATCGTCGTTCCCGGAGGCGGTCGCCTCTACGGCTACGGCAACCTGATCGCGTCCGAGATGGTCGAGATCAGCAAGGGCAACGCCCTCAAGGTCAAGGCCGCCATCAGCCTGGACGGCCGCATGGTCGGCTACGGCGCCTGAGCGGCCCGAGGCATGAGATAGGCGCAGCGGGGCGGCTTCGGCCGTCCGTCAGATCCTCCCCCGAGTCTGCCCGCTGCGCCCCTTTATCGGGGCGTTTGACTACCTATCGGGGGAAACCATGGCCTTCAACATCGAAATCAGCGACACGGTGCGATTCACCGTGCGCTTCACCACCAAGGACGGCGCCGGCGTCGAAAAGCCCGCCAGCTTCGACCTCATCGCCCACCGCCTGGACGTGGACGAATACAAGGACGCGCTGGCGCAAGAGACCAGCGTCACCTTCAGCGACTTCCTCTGCGGCGTGGTCACCGGCTGGGACGGCGTGCGCGACGGCAACGGCGCCCCGGTCGACTTCAGCCTCGACGCCCTGCGCCGCCTGTGCAAAGTGCCCGGCCTGGCCTCGCTGATGTTCAAGAGCTACGGCGTCGAGGTCTCGGTGAAGGAAAAAAACTAGAGGCTCTGGCCCGAGCCCTCGCCAGCCAGAGCACACCCCGCCATGACCCGCCGCCCGACCCCAACAGTCCCCTCGCGCACGCCCTGGCCGGCGCCGGCCTGCTGGGCGGCGCCGTGGTCGAGCCCGTGCGCACCCTCTACCTCTGGCCGTGCAACGTGCAGGCCTGGCAATGCTGGCAAGGCGTGCGCACCCAATGGCGCACCGGCATGGCCGGCGCCACCGGCCTGGACTACGCCGGCGTGCGCGCCTACCTCGCGCTGCAAGGCATCGAGGGCGACGCGCTGCGCAGCATCTTCGCCGGCATCCAGGCCTGCGAAGCCGCCACGCTGGCCGCATGGGCCGATCAGCGCGAGCCCTGATCGCCACAACGCAGGAGCACCCGCCTGATGGCCACCGGCAATGAAACCAAGATCATCCTCACCGCCGAGGACCGCACCGGCAACGCCTTCAGCACGGCCAAGAGCAAGCTCAGCGGCCTGGCCGACGAAGCCAGGGCCGCCGCCGGCGGCGTGGGCGCCCTGGGCGCCGCCTTTGGCGTGCTGGGCGGCGTGGCCGCCGGCGCCATCAGCGTCTCGGCGCTCAAGGGCGCCGTCGACATGCTCGACATGCTGGACGATCTGAGCGAGAAAACCGGCATCGCCACCGAAAGCCTTTCCGCCCTGCGCTACGCCGGCGAAGTGGTGGGCACTCCCGTGGAGGCCCTGGCCACCGGCATCCGCAAGCTCAGCCTCAACATGGCCGCCGCCGCCGGCGGGGGCAAAGAGCAGGCCGCCGCCTTCCAGGCCATCGGTGTGGCCTTCAAGAACCTCGACGGCAGCCTGCGCGGCAGCGATGCCGTGCTGGGCGACATTGCCAACAAGTTTGCATCCTTCCGCGATGGCCCCGAAAAAGCCGCGCTGGCCGTGGAGCTGTTCGGCAAGGCCGGCGCCGACATGATCCCGCTGCTGAACAAGGGCGCCAGCGGCATCGCCGACCTGCGCACCGAGGCCGAGCGCCTGGGCGTGGTCTTCAGCGGCGACCTGGCCGCCAACGCGGCCGAGTTCAACGACAACCTCAAGAAAATCAGCCTCTCCGGCCAGGCCTTCGCCACCACCATGGCCGGCGAGGTGCTGCCCACGCTCAACGAGCTGGCGCGCGTGTTCCTGGAGA